ACCGCTGCTCTGTTTGTTCGTGCGCATACCTTTAAAACTAAATCGGTATAAGTGCTAGGTATCGAAGTAAAGTCGATCGTGCTTGCACCACCAGCGCCAACAGTTACGGTGCTGCCTATCTTTACATAAGTGTTAGCCATTATGCCGCCTTAATTCCATATAGGGTAAAGGTTGAGCCAGCAGCAAAAGAACCGCTACCTGAAGGAAATAACTTAACTGTGTTAATTGCGGAAGTCGAACGCCACAGACCAGCCTGAGCAACTGTTCCAGTACTTGCATTACCAGCGCGGTTAAGCATGGTTTTGTAAGTCGTGGCGTTCGAATAATTCATGATATTTAAAATACTCATAAAGCCGTCAGCGGTGTCCATGTAATCGTAATAACCCTGCCAGTAATTTTGACCAGTCCACCTACGAGAACCTGCCGCGCTGCCTGTGCCTTCAAGTTGAGTGCCAGAGTAGTTTGCACCTGTATCTACTGAGCCATTTCCGACTTGGATAAATAATTGAAGCGAACCGCTTGCAGTCTTTGACTGTGTAATAACGATTAAGTCTGTGTAAGTAGTAGGGATACTGCTAAAAGTATAAGAAGTAGCAGAACTGCCAAGTGTTGTAGTCGCTATTGGTTCATAAGTTGCTGGCATTATTTAATCCCATACAGAGCGAAAGAGGAATACTGACCTATATTACCTGTTGGTAAGTAGATGTTCAAAGCATTTATAGCAGCAGTTGTATCAAAGAGACCAGAAAATAAAGCAACACCGCCTGAGCCATTTAGTTCATAGCCTGCTAGAGAACGCACAGTTTTATTTTTATTAGTGTTAGCATAATCTAATATGTCTATAACTTCTGCGGTAAAGGTATTTGCTAATTGACTTGATCCTATCGCCCAACCGAACTGTTTAGTTGAGTTAGCCCCTGCGGTTGCGCTGCTACCATCTCCGACAACATAGTGACCGATTACTGGATCAACGCTGCTATTCATAGACATATACAAACCAGCGAATGAAGTTCCCGCCGATCTAGCAATAATTCTAAGTTGGAGATGCTTGTAAGTGCTAGGAATACTGCTAAAAGTTACAGTTGCCTGACCACCCGCCCCTACGGTTGTAGTAGCAATAGACTCATAATCGGTTGCCGCTACTGCGCTAGCAACCCCTAGAAGTCCAGCAATTTGATTTGCGATCACTACGCTATGCCGCCCACGACATACCAGTTATTAGCAGAAGTCTGCATAATCGCGCATGACTTATATTGTGCCAGAGTAGGGATAGCCGCTACTGCACCTGCTGAAAGGATAGTTACTCCGACAGCGCCAGAGATCGAGACCAAGCCCACGCCCTTATTAAGTACTGTAATTACTGTTCCTACTGGGAAGGCTGTAGTGGCGTTAGTAGGGATCACCATAGTTGAAGCCGCCGCATTAGAGCGGGTTACTAGCACCTGATACTGGTCGTTCAAGACAGGCTGGTAAGTTGTGCCGGTCTGGTCGTTAAGGGTGAAGTTAACTAGACCGTTATACATAGCGGCGGATAGAACATCGCCTGTTGATGATGGGAAGCCTGTTGCCATTTTTTCTCCTAATACGCCATTATGCTAGTGCCGATTATACCTGATACATCGCTGCCGATGATGAAGCCCTCGACTATAGGTTCGAGAGTTGTAACTGTTACGCTCATGGCATTTGGCGTTATGTTCCATGAGAAGCCTTGTGCCTGTAGTGTCTTAACGATCGTTGAGCCATCTGGCTGAACATTCGTAATCTTTAACGGTTGGAAGTAATCGAAGTCCAGCATGGTCGCAGTTGGTACATCTGGATCGAGCAGATCGACCGTCATCGCATCTATGCGGATCGTGGTCTCTTTACGAGTTGCTACATAGATCTTGGCGATATTGAGAGTGTCTGCATCGGTCTGGGCTACGAGGTTATTCTCGTTCAACTGGTGTGGGAAGTATTTGGCGATCGAGGCTGAGTCCTCTGATACCTGCTGAGTGCCACCCACGCGAGTCATGCCAGCGCTGTTGATGATCAACTTATCATCGAAGGCGAAGGTGAGGTTGCTATAAGGAATGCCAGTAGTCTGATTAAACTCGATCGGAGTATCGCCATACTTCTTGATTACATTGGTGCGGTTTAGGAATACTGCTGTGCCTTCATCGTTAATAAAGAACGCGCCCTGCTCTGAGAACTCTGCGTTCTTTAGCGCATCGAGGGCTGTGCGAGAAGTGCCGGGATCTGCGATACAGGTTGTGTTGCCTGTGTCGATGGTGCGCATAGATGTCGGCCATTGGACTTGATCGAGGATCTTGCCTATGCGTGTGCCTGTATCTTGCCCGGCGGTTGCGCTTGCGACTGTAGTAATCCCAGCCTGTTGCATAAGTCTGAAAGCATCTGAGCAGATAATATCGACATAACCAATTTCCTGCCCCTGTGGGTAGGTGTATTTATAGTCTGTCGTATAGCCAGAGAATAAGAAGTAGCCAACTCCGCCTACTGTTGCTGAGATGCGCAACTTGCGTAGTGGAGTCAAGAAGCCGAAGTAAGGCGAGTTCACATTCTGTGGGTTAAACGATCCGTCTGGATCTATAACTCTGACGGTTGCTGAGCCAGCCTCGAAGGTATCGCGCATGATGTTGCGACCACGCTTGATGCTTATCTGGCGAACATTGGGAGTTAGATCAACTGTAGGTTCTGGAGTAGTAGTCGAGGCTAGTGTGCCTACGCCTAATTTACCATACTCAGGATCGCCAATAGTAAAGGGATACCCGAAGGTAGCGCCAGAAGTAAAGTCGAAGGAGACAGCGATCTGAGCAGGTAAGGTCATGGCCCGAATGACCCACCTTGACGGAATATGGCAGCGAACTTAGCCGATAACGAAGCATCGAGTAGAGTGTCGCGCAGAACATCTTGCAGGCTTTCCTGAGCAATAATTGAGCCAGCGTTTACATTTACCACGAAATCAACGCCTGCTGCGCTTGTCTGTACAGAACCATTAGGCAGAGAATACTGAGCGCCAGTAACGCCATAACCTGAAGCCATAGATGTAGGAACTGATGTGGTTGGACTTGTTACTGAGATGCGGCGAACCTGCGCCTCGATCATATCTAGATAAGACTTCCACGCTGTAAAAGGGTTTTTAGCATCTGGAACGCTGGCAAGATAAGCGGTTAGTTGCTGTGTTAGGCCCTGAGCCTTAGCAATTTCTCCAGCAAGTTTAGATGCCTCTGATGTATTGCCGGTAAGAATAGCCAGTTGCAGTTCTAGGCGCTTGCGCTCCTCTGCTGAAATATCACCTTTAAGTGCAGCAATAATAGAAGTCTGCTGAATGTCGAATAAAGTTCCAGCCTTTTGCAACGCTGTCTGCTCTTTAATCGCTTTAGTCTGTTCTTTAGTTGTCTTTAGTAAAGCATCGCGGTTCTTTTTTGCAGCCTTCTCGGCTGCTGCTTTTTTAAGTTCTGCTGTGACTGCTGGAGTAATAGTTGCAGCAGCAGCAGGTTTAGCAAATATCGCTGGGATAGCAGTAAATCGCAAGTCAAGAACTGTGTCCAGCAACTTAAAGGCTTTAGCCGCTCCTGAAGCGAACGCAGCAATACCGTTAGCGGCTGTGTCTATCTTGGAGATGATGTTATCTAAGCCACCTTGACCGCCACCGCCTAAAATAGATAGCGCATCGACCAAGCCTTTACCGATAGTCTCCTGAGCGTTAGCGGCTGCAACGGTTAACTTATCAAGCGAGCCAGCGTAGGTGTCTACTGAAATCTGAGCCTGTCCACCGAATAGATCGTTAATTCTTTCTTGGACTTCCTCGAAAGACATAGCCTTTAGTTCGGCCTGAGTTAAACCAAGGCCATACTTGGCAAGTGCGCGAGTCTGTCCTACATAACCCTTAGATAGATCGCCTGCGACAGACACAACATCTGCCCCGCTCGCCGCCGAAAGATCTAGGGCTGTCTTTAATAACGACTGGGCTTTAGTGACTGATCCTGTTGTAGTTAATAGTCTCTGGAACGCCGGTCGCAACTGATCATCTAGTATGCCAAATTGCTTTTCTAGATCTGCAATAAAGTTCTTTACAGCAGGATCGGCGAAGGCTAAGCCTAAGTTATCAAGCGACTGAGTTAATAATCTGGCTGCTTTATCATCTGCTGCGAAGGCTTTAGCCGCATTAAAGGCTGAGCGGCCTAAACGCTGTACGGTGAATAAACCTAAATAGGATTTAGCGAGCGTCTTAACTTGGTTGTTAAGCCCAAGGGTCTGCTTCGCTGCATCGGTAAAAGCCTTCTTGCCAACGAACTCGGCGGCAATATCTATCTTTACATTAGCGGCCATTAGTTCACCTTCGGAGTTCTCTTATTAAACTTATCGGCTGATGACTCGATCGCTTTAATTACTGCGCCCTGAGTCTTGCCCTGATCCTCATTCCATGCACGAAAGATGGAACGGCCTTCCATCTTGCCTTGGCCTTTAGGATCTCCGCCTAATCTTGGCGAGAAGTTACCGCCGGGGTTCTTGCGCCCGGCTGTCTCATAGATAGCACCAGCAGCAGACTTGTTAAGAATGGATACTAGAGAGCGCCATCCTCGGCGATTAGGCTTGCTTGGTGAAGTTTTATAACTTACCCCACGCTTGGCCACAGTTGGATCGTAGGTTGGGAACTTGGCTTTACTGTTGGGCTTAACTGCCCAACCACTTAGAGGAGACTGAGATGGCATATAACCACGCGCCTTGGCGGTAATAGGCTTTAGCAAGTTGCCTAGTTCTTTAGTGGTTTCTTTTGCTAAATCAGGCTCGAATTGCTTTAGGGCTTTACGGAGTTTATCTGCGCCTTTTACTTCTGTTGGCATCCGCTTGCTCCTTCGCTCTGTCTTTCAGGGCTTGAAGTAAAGTCCTGAACATCGTGTGGTCTAGTTCGATTAAAGTTTGTGGCGAGAGTCCAGTCTCCAGCGATAGTCTCGCTACGAGATAGGTGAAGGACTCCCGCGCTACATTAAAGGTTCGTCATCTAGTACCTCGACTCGCGCCAAGGTATCTAGGAACGCTTCCCCAAATGGTTTAACGGTTTCACCCGACCGACGAATGGACTCCCAGCACAGCCAATACACATCGCTCTGCTTTTCGTCATCCCTAAAGGCTTTATGGAAACCTTTGCCTTTGAATTGCTCGAAGGCGTACTCGATCGCCGGAGTGATCTGGTATTCGTTGATGCTTCCGTCTGCCCTTGTTACCTTTAGTCGTGCCATTGTTTGCCCCTTAGTTAGTTATTACGCTGATGTAACTGCAATAGTTCCAGACACATTCCAAGTTACTGACTGTGTTGAAATATCGCCAACTGCACCGTTGATAGGTGTTGTATTATTTACAATACAGGTCATCGTGTAAAGTGGGTTAGTCGCTGATACAGCAGCAGAAGTCTGCTTGACTGTAACCGTTGTGTTAGTTCCCCATACTGAGTTCAATGTCTGAAGTGTCTTTGCAGATGCTTCATCGTTAAAGAACTCGATGGAGATGCTTGAAGCCTCTAGGCCTTTAACATAACGCACTCCGCTATCGCCCATGGCGGTAACAGGAAGTTCCTCGAATGATCGGTTAATTGTAACGCTGCTCACCAACGAACTTAGTTCTACCGCATTTACAGTAAGAACCACTCCGTTGCTTAGATATACTGCCATCGGTTATTCCTCATCTTTCTTAGTTGCTGGTTTAGGTGCTGCTGGAGCGATCTGACCGATCTTGATCAGGAACGCT